GGCGGTATAAAGTGTTTATTATTTGTAGAAAAATTAAACTTAATAGTATTAAGAGTTTTTTTACTAATATTAGCAATAGCTTGTTCATTAGATCCTGGAACAAAATTATAATCAACACACCTATAGTCTGTTACATCCTCCACATCCCCCCTTGTGAAATCTCTACTTTGAGACCTATTAAGTACATTATTTATACCTCCAGGCCCCGACAGATCAGAAACGGCTATGGGTTCCCAATAGTTCTCTGATGTTCCACAAGAAGTATCTCCTGCCACATAGGACCATATTTGATTAAGTTCAGGATCTGTATGAATCCAGAATCCTAAACTTAATCCTCCCGTAAATGTACTACTGAGATCTAGATTGTGTGCCTTAACAGTAACCTCATACTCATGATTTGGTTCTAGAAAATTTCTAGCTAAATCAGTAGAATCAGAATTATCAATTCTTACTCTAATTCTGGGGAGAGTATTTCTTGTTTCTGGCCTATGGTACTTAATAATTTGATTATTAATCAAATACTTAGCGTAGGAATACTTGCTCTGCTTATCTCTAGTTAAATCAAAGATAGAAAATATGGTATGGTCTCTAAACAGATAAGAAGTAGAAGTATCAACTAATTCAATCGAGCTTACTAAATGCCTATTTCTAAACTCTGGATAAGATAAGAATAAATCCCCTGCATCTGACGCTGCCGAAGTCCCTAGATCATGATTACCTTTTCCGTTCATCCCAGAAACACTCAAGACNCCACTTCCTCCNTAGTAAGAAATATCAACCTCTTCTGTAGTTGTACTGGCTGCTAAATACCCACTAACCTCTAATGCGGAACCGTCTATATCTAAATTAGAATTATAAATTAAAGGTCCATAAGTATGGGTAAAAATATTTGGACCTCCAATTAGATCATAATTATTATTAGTAGNGTGTCCAGAAAAAGTGCTTAGATAAGTATTAAATAAACTGTGAACCTTTGNTCCAAAAGTAAAATGCTCATAATAGCTAAGGGACTTATCAGACGCTTCTTGGTTANTAAGGTAGTTTCCCATAGACTTAGGAATATCTAAACCTCCATAGGCTGCACTTTGAGCATACCATGCACTAAAATTAGCTGGCTCCAAGAGAGAATTACTTACTGCCCAGTCAGGATTGATATCCCCATTCTCCCCAAGATATCCAGATACCATAGAGCTTGCCTGAAGATACTTTTCAGTATCATGAGTTTTATTCATTACATATAAAATTTCAGGGAGCATTCCCCTTCTACCATAAGTGTTACAATCAGAAGAAGCAACGTCCTGTTTAATTCTAGAAGCAAAAGTATTACTAATATCATAACCGAAGAACGCATTAGATGAGCTTAAATTTTCACAAATATTCCATACCCCATCTAAAGCTTCCCTTCCTAATAAGGTTCCAATCCCATATTTTCCTTGGCTTTGCCTAACAATAACATCCTCATATCTTAAAGAAGAGGGAATAAACCCTAAAGGAAGATATCCTAATCCAGAAGAGTAATAGGTTGTGGATAGCTCTAAACTTCCTGGATTATTTCTACCTCCTCTGGTAAACATTTTATTCTCTGGGAGGAGATTATGGTAGTTTCTTCTCCGTAATGAGTTTCTTCGTACAGCCGTATAGTCGTTAGCTGCATAGAAGGTTTCTCCTGTTCCAGACAGCAGGGGATCATTAGGACTGTCCACTGCTGTCCTCTTGAACCTGTGTGGAGATAGTCCTTCTTGCGTTGCCACATATTCCATATTTACGGCGCAGGTTTCAAAGTTTGTTGTAACTGTACTAGATCCCTCATAAAGATTAGTAAAGTTAGGTCTCCATTCTCTACAATCGTTATCCCCAATAGCGTCTAATCCGTCTGCTACATCTGAAACAGTTAAAAGAACTTGTGGTATAGCATGAGCAGGAACAACTTGGTCTAAAACTTTCATAACCTTTGTTATACCATACTTAGAAGAGGCTGTACGTTTATAAGTATACCAATTAAAATCACTAGAAGTAAAATTCATAAGGAAGTGTGAAGACTTCCCATTCCACATACTCAAGAGACTTAAAGGATCTGGGGTTCTCTCACTAGTTGCTTCTTTAATAATGTTAGCATAATTAGGAGGATACGTTTTTTCTTTTGTAAATAAAAGAAAACTATTTAAAACCTTCTCGGTATCTAAACTTTGTCCTAAATTAGATTTAATATAATCAACTACTTGTGTAACAAAATTATATTCTACACCAAAACAATTAAGGTAAAACCCGATACGTTCTACCAAATTGGTGGTTAATTGGGTGCCCGTGTAATATTGTCTCTTCTCATATGGAGGAACCATAGCCACTCTGCCCCTGTATCTAAACAAGAAATTAGGGTCATACACTAGAGTTAATAGAACCGATCTAGAAGTTTTAACAGATCCCGTATAGAAAAGGGGGTTAAAACTACGAGGATCACGACTAGGTACAATGTTATAAAGACCAGTATAAGGTTCTCCATCTAATAATAATTGAGGTGAAGGAAAAGGTTCCCCTCCCAAATAAAATGCATCAGGAAATTCTCGCACTAAATCAAAAATAATTTTATCTACTGCATACTTAATATTCGTATCCATACTCGTAGTAGAGTAATGAGGGATACCGAATTTAAGAGCTACCTCAGGAGTGTAAGAAGTAAAATCCTTAAAAGTATTTGAACTAGTAGCTAACGAATAATACATTATATCGGGAATATAGGATTCCCATAACTCAGAAAGGGTGTTACTAGTTGTAACATTAAAAACACCTGTAGAGAACACGGTATCCAACAAATATTGGATTGATCTCTTAGTACCTTTCATTTTATAAATATAAACTGCATTCCTTAGCTGAACTCTCCACTTATCATAATCAGCCCCAATGTACTTCCAACCAATAAGCTCGCCTAACAACTCCAGGAACTCTTCAGGACACTTACCTATATCATAAAGGAGACTAAGCTCATTTTGTTCAGCAAGAGTATCAGCAAATCCAAAAGACATAGCCTCTAAAAATCTAACTAATGGACCAGCCTCTTCTGTGTCTGTGATAAGAGTTCCATCTAGGATAGCCGTAGAAGTAGTTAAATAAGTATCAAACGCAGTTTGTACTTTTCTATCAGGACTATTTAAATAATGAGGAGAGTATACAACAGTGTTTAAAGTTTTTAGTCTGTCTAATAATTGAGTACCGCTCGTATAAACTCCAGAAGGGGTGTTAGTACCTGAAACATAGTCTACGGGAATAACTCTATCAGATAACCCCCACACAGCCTCATTTTTCCATAGATACTCTTGATATAGATTAATAGTATCTTCTAAAACTACAGAACGACCAAACCAAAGTGTATTAGTTATTAATTCAGCTAAACCTGAGGAAGCATCATATCCATTAATGGGGCCTAACCTATTTAGGAAATATAACCATCCCAAATTATTGGCTAAATATTTATAAGTTCCAGAAGAATCACTAGCAAAAGCACCGTTTGTTAGTGCATACAAATCTGCTGTCGCATGATGACCCGTACAGACCATAGGTATAGAGGGCAAAAAAGTTCCACTTACATAATTTAAAAACTCTGCACTAGAAGTATAATCCTCGTATGAAACTCCTAAAGGGAGAAGTATATCCCTCATAAAATCATCAGGACTAATTTGGGCTGGAGACTGCTGCTTATGAAAATACTTAGCAAACCCCGAAGGACTATTAATAGCAGAGAGATGGGAATCATATTCTAAAGCAGAAACTGGCAGAATAGTATCTTGATTTTTATTAGCTAAGATATGAGAGTTAATAAGCTGATTAGGAAAAGAGACTTGGGTTCCACTAATGGCTTGTTCGTCTGAAAAATAAAAATTAGGAATAATTTTCCTAATAGCGTCTAAGTAATTTTGCTTAAAATACTTTTGAGAAGTTGCAATACTCTCAATATTGTCTTTAGCATTGACTACAGCTACAATCTCAGGAATAACCTGATTAAGGTCATTTATCCTAGATTTTTTTATGTATCTTCTTGACATTACAGGAGAACGGTATTAATTGTAAAGTTATTTAGTTGGATAATCTCATTAAAGTCTACAGAAGTAACATCAGGAAGGTTATCAACCGTAGCAAATCGCACATGAGGAAGTCTAAAAATTTCTCTAGTAAGATCCCCGCTGACAAAAGGTGCCCCAAACTCAGAATTATCAACATTAAAATATTGAAGGATGACGTTCTTTGTTTCTTGCTCAATCTGAGACTCTATAGATTTTAATTCTCTATCAATTCGAATGGTAACAACAATATCCAAAGTTCTGATTAAACCGTCTACAACTACCACCTCATCTGTTAACATTTTTTTAGGTTCTATCTCTTCTAAAAGTTCCTTTTTAAAAGTGGTAGAAGCTTTTTGTAGGGTGACATCATTAGCTCGTTCTAAAGTATAAACATCAATAATATTTCCAGAAGAAAAAGCATCTCGTACTACTGCTGTAGTCTTTCCTATAGTACCTTGTTTACTTCTAAAAGTATTTCCAATAGCAACAAAATCTTCTAAAGTAACTACCCTATCTTGTCTCTTAAAAGTATAAGGGGCATATTTTTTAGCGTGTTCCGCAGTCTCTGCTGACGAACCTCCTGTAGCTGCTGATATGTTTTCAGTAGTAAAAGTAGAGGTCCCCGCAACACTTAATTCTCCAGTAGTTTCTACGTTAATAACACCAGCACCTATATTACCTCTAGTTCCCCCTCCCACTCTATAAATAACAGTAAAACTTGCTCCTGCTGGGGGGGATATCCCTAAAGCATTATCCCCAAATAAAAGTGTTGCAGCATAATTCTCATCACTAATTACTTGAAAAATTTTATCATCAGTACCCGATGCTGAATACAGCCTATTAACTTGGGTATATGCCCCTTGGGCTGGGTCATCTGCTTGTGGAGTTGTAACATAAACCTGCACACTGCCATCAATAATGGGAGCGTCTGTTAGTGTAATTCTTTTATTTCCCTCTAAAGTATTAAATGTACCCTGTTGAACGGTTAAAGCCCCTTCTAATAGTGCTATATTATGAAAAACTAAATCTCCTTCAGCCTCCGCTTCCTCTAATGCTATACTGGCAATAGGATTTTGAATATCTTGAATTGCATTATTAACAATTTTATATAAAGTATAGTTAACAGGTGCCCCGTCTTCTTTAGAGGTTATAGCGAAGACCCTTTGGGAAGGGCTAAAAGTAACTGGGTACTCTCCCGCTAAACTAGTTTTATGTGTAAGCCGTGCAGAGGCTGCTGCTCCTAAAGGTCCACGCATATCCACCCCTACTAATTCTAAAAGCTTCTTTAAATTATTTCTAGTCTTAACTGTTCTTAAATAGTTTTCGTTAGCCAGCATGTCTCCCTTTAGAGAGAAGACTGTACCCATATATGCCACTACTTCTACTAGCATTAAACCTAAATCTGATTCTGAAAAGTTTTGGTAGTCTAAAGGATATACTGATTTAATATACCCCAATAAGTTTTCTCTAAGGGAATAAAAATCTGTTCCCGCATAATCAATATATTGATTTTTTTTACGGTCAGGAATAGTCCCTAGTTTCATAAAATCTGTGCTTGTTGTTCCTGAAAATACCATTATGCTACCTTAACCTCTGCGTCAAAAATATCTAAGGACCCATCCAAAAGTTGAAGGGTTAGTTTTACTACAATCTCACTTCGTACTGCTTCCAATTCATTAGATAAAACACTTATACTAATCACATGCGCCATACTAAAATAAGTTTTTAAAGTTTTTAAAATTTCTGTCTTAATAAGATAAAAAGTAGTTTCATCTAAAGGTTCAAACAAGTACTTCTGAAGGGAGACTCCATAATTTGGAAGCATTATTCTCTCTCCACGCTCACACAAAAGAAGCTGTCTTAAATTGTTCTTAATGAGGGAAAGACCTTGAGCCTTACTAAAATAACCCCCCTCATTTAAATTAGTTCTAAGCTCAGGAGGTTTACCTATAGCCGTTTTAAAAGAACCAGCAAGGGGATACACAAAACCATTCTTACTTTTAATTTTTGAAGTAATAACTTTCTTAACATTAATACTGGTTTTTGCTCCGTAAGTGTTGTGGGTAGTAGTAATAGCCATTTCTAGTATTCGTAAGTTCTAATATTGGTGAAAAACCCTCTCTGAGCTTTATAGTTCTTTAATGCCTCCGCAGCAGTAATCGCTCTATTATATAGTTTAAGACTTCCTAAGAACCCATACAAACCACTTTTTTTACCTCCCCATTTTCCTCCCATGAAATTCATCCCCTCATTAGATCCAGAAGAGTAGGTTCTGAGGTCTTTAGTATGCATACCGTCAGTATAACCTCCTCCTATAACCCAGGGAGTAAGAGCAAGCCTTGTTCTCCCGCTAGGTTGGGGACCGTCCCAATACCAGAAATCTCGGTATCCAAGACTATCGGGGGGAAACAAGGGAGCATTGGGGGGGAGATCTTCCTCATATTGGACATCGTAAAAGAAAGAAGAAGCATTTACCATAGAAGGGATTTGGGGAGGTCCTACCTCTCCAAAGGTCCTCTCTACGCTAGATGCAGTTAACAAGTTCCCATTTAAATAAATACTTACTAAATCTTGTCCGTAATCTACCGTAACGGTAGTATGAACAAAGCCACTAGAACAATCATTAAACATGTCTCCAACAGAAGTAGTAGTAGAAGTATCTATAGAAATCCCATAAAACCCACTAGGGGCTACTTGATCAGTAGGACAGTATTTAGGATCCCCAGAAGCCGCTAAGAAAGCAACCCCACTAGTATTAATAGATTGAGTAGGGCTCATATGAAATACAAGACCCTCAAGTATGTCATTATCGGCAGGATTATTACTAGGTCCAAATCCCTTAGTAATACGTCTATCCCGTGTAAAGCCCATTAACAATCCTCTGACAGTATCCTCATCCTTCTTAGGGCCTATACTCCAACTCTCATCAGTAGAACTATAAGTCCCTCCTCTATTCTCACAAGAAAGAACAACTCTGTGGAGAGCAGATAAAGACTGATCCCCATTCCATCCTAATCCATTAGCCTCGTCAAGGTCTGGTAAATGTGTCCAAAAATCAAACGTAGCTCCTGTCTTATTATATAACAAACTATCTATATCCGAATAACCGCTTTGAAGTTTTCCATATCCATAGGGTCTATATGCTGAATATAAATACTCATTGTTAGTAGTATACTTACTTACTTTAGTATTACCGTCACCGTTTACCCCAGAAAAGAAGTTACACATTCCTCTAAAATAAGGAAGTCCTATACCTGACGGGAANATACTATCTATAGAAGACGCAACCAATTGTGCAGCACCTTCGCTAGAGGAGCTTGTAGNACAGTTTATTGATAAATACTTAGAGGAATCTGGTTTAACTATATCTGCATCTAAAAAGTTATAAACACTAACGAGACCGTCTGTAGTAATTTGATCAGTTAAAGATAGCAAAGTTCCACTAGTCCCACTAACAGGAAAATCAGAAGTAATTATTTGACCAACTCCCACAGGGGGCACCATTAAACCTTCTACAGTAAAAGCGTCTTGAGGGATGTCACTCTTAATAAAAGTAGGACAGAGGGGGAGAACCATCCCAGAGACCTCACCAGGATTGAAAAGTAGATGTTCTTGCTTTTGTTTTTCAATTGCAAGTAAAGAAGCATCTAAATCTACGAAATTATTAATAGGGATCCGTCCCTTAATCGCTGGAGCATCAGTGGGAGAAAGTAGTANATGCACTTCAATTTGTTTTTTCCGTTTATTAATTTTTTTATCATGGGCAGCTACTTTAGCATAGAGAGTTTGGCGTTGATTAGTTAAAACGGCACTATCTTCAGCATACCCCTGTTGTTGAAGCTCAGTAATATAGGAGGAGAGATCATATACTTCTCTATTACGTTGATCAATAATAACCTGTAAGAAGTGATCTTCTGCATAAAAATCTTGTACCAAAGGACTTTCATTAATCTGATCTATATCAAAAGCGGTATTAGCCCATTTATTAAACGTAGCCCACTTTACAGGATCCCCCTTTCCCCCTAGGTTAGGGTTATAAGCATGCAACCACTCTACAGCATTAGCAGGGACTCCAGTTCCAGGAATAGCATTACCAGAAGAATCATAGTAAATTGCATTAACAATATTAGTAATACATCCAGAGTAGTCTAATCCTCCTCCATAAGAATCATAGTAAACCCCCGTTTTAGAGAATAAAAATTGTCCATCTTTTGATACAGGAGGAAGCATACCACTAGAATTAATAACATCTACAAAAGGATTAAAAGCATCTCCAGATAAATCAGGAGGAACAATAGGGAATCCATCACGCCCC